TCAACATTACTTTCACAATTACATGATTTTTCTACTTCCACAATAATCTCCTCGTATAATTCATCCAAGAGCATATCAATAATATCGCTATCATCAATTGCCATTGTAAAATCTTCTTCAGTTAATTCCGCATAATCCGAACTCTCAATAATGTCTAGCAAAGAATCAAGCAAGGAGTCGTTAAAATCATTTTCTGAAACACTCTTCTTTTTAGTGTTGGCATATCTTTCCAACAACCTACGACCTTTCGCTGCAAGAGCAGCCGCATCTGAAGAGTTCTGAGGAACTGGCTCGCCCCATGCAGCAGCAGAAAGGGCTAAGCGACTAGGCTCGCCATTTGGCTTCTTCATTGGTCCAGAAGGGTTGGTGAAAAATCTTGTTAAGAAAGAACCTTTGCGGCGCATTTTCTCTGGGGTATTGGCGGCTCCACGAACACCTGGCTTTAAGTTTGCGCCCTCTGTTTGTTTAAAGTGCCTTCTACCAGCAGCAGTCAATCCACCCTTTGGATCCTTTAATGGCTGTTTTGCTTTTTCAATCTGGCAATCTAAGTCGCAATCAAGAGCGTAATTCAAATCCCCAACATTGTTCATTTTTACCAAATCAATTACTGCCATAGCATTTGCTGGGTTATCTACTAAACTTAACTCGCCAAGATCATATTCTTTAATAATAGAAATTGGTCTACCATTGTGCATCTTGCCTTCCATGACTTCTTTCTTTGTAATCCGACCACCAATTGAAAAGGCACGAAGTGTTCCATCAAGAACTTTTTGCCAAGTAGCCTCGGCACCTTTGGAGATATAAGCTTCCACTTGAATAGCGTTATACTCTTGACCATCCTCGCCTTTTAACTTTAAAGGTTTGTAACTAATGGCTTTTCCAACAGCAATAGGGGCATGCATTTCACGAATGTTGCCTTGCCAGTTTTTAAAAGCAATCTCTGATGCTGCAAAATCAACAATATCATTAGACTTATCAACATTGTCAGCTGTAGCAACACCGCANACAATGCGCTGCTCTGTCTTAATCATTGTAATTGGNAATGAAAAATTAANATTGTCCATAAAGATAGTGAATCCTAGTATAATACATTATTATAATGCAAGCAAATTATGCAACTGCATACACAGCAAGTGTAACGCTGGCTGTCATAACTTGAAAACTTGTAAAATCACCTTCAACTTCAACATAACCGCCGCCGCTGTTAATTGCTGGGATTACCACTTGATGTGGACCACCATTTAGCTTAACCGTAGCATTCGTTGTAGCATGGGTGTTATAAAAATGTATGCATTTAGTGTGACCATTAGTGGAGACAACACCTGATGTGCCGCTCGTACTAGTCACCGCTGTATTGGAAAAAATAATTCCAGCTCCGTAACTCATTAAGAACCTCCTGTGGTATCTTGTACTTGACCTCTCTCCGCCTGATCACCAGAAACTCTTGGGTCACTAGACCCTTGACGAGTATCTGATATTGCATTTCTTGGCTGAGAGGAAATATTATTAGAATTTCCCGCTGGCGCTCCTGGTCCAGCGGATTCTTTTTTAATCTTTGTTGGGAAAGGCAATGGTTCATCACCATCTGTCCTTTCTGGTAATCCAAGTTGTTGACGAACTTCGTTTGGAGCAATAACTTCTGTTCTTAAATATCTATCATTAATTTTTGATTGAATGTCTTCATCAATCAAGTCAATGCGTTTGAATTGCAACACAACCATGTCGCTAAATTCAGAAATAATACGATTCAATCTTTTTTCAACAACCGATTGATCTGGACCAATCACTTGTGTTTTGAATGTCTTATCGGCATCCCTAGACACTGCAAGGTTAGCATTATCATACACACCGACCTTGGGGGCGGGAACTCTGTTTGCAACAAGAATTTCATCTCGGTTTGATTTACGATATTTATCAAATGATGAATCCTGAATTCCAGCTTCTAATTTTTCAAATCTAATATCACTATCCGAACCAAGCGATGCTGGAATTGGAATAACTAAGGTTCCATGATTGCGACCCTTAACTTCTTTTCTAAAATAATTAATCAACTCTTGTTTTGATTTATTGCTTAACTTTGCACCTTTAAGGATAATTGCATAGCGAGGAATGGCTTTGTTTTCAAAGTAATCAATATTATATTCTTTTGCAAACTTATCCCCAACAATTGCAGCAGCAGCAGATACTGCAGAGGGAATGCCGTAATAAGTATTCTTAGGAGAGTAAGTTTTAAAATGGATAATTTCATTTGGATTTGAATCAGTATTGATTGGGTCTTCTGTTTCTAAATCTTGAAAGTTTCTAAAGAATACGGCAGAGATCTTATTGCTCTTGGCAATCTGTACATAGCCATCTCTTTTACGGCGAACACGCATTAGTGTTCCAGGGATATGACCAATATAGCCAATCTCTCCAGCATTATTTCTGCCGATTTCCATGTATCCGTTTCCAACGGTTAAGACATCTTGCCAAATCTTAATCATTGTTTCGTTAAAAGTTTCTTCTTTGTTAGTGTTTTCAAAAATATCTTCAAGCTTTTGTTTTTCATCTTGAATAGACTTTCTTACTCTTGCCAATCTTTCTGGCTCACCAGCGGCTTTCTCTAATCTTCTTTTAGCTTTAATAGTTTCAACAAACTCAAAACCAAGACCAACAGTATTCATTACTCGTGCAGCAATTGAAGCATTGTGAATAGCGCTAGAGTCGTAAAGACCAGCAAGCGTATCTAAATCATAAGGAGGGTTTACAATATCATAAAGGCTATAACCATCCAGAGTTTCTGGGTCAATGTACTTACTTGCTACACCGTCTATACCTTCAAACTTTTTTGCAAGTTTTGAAGCTTTTCTTTTCATTTTCGGTGAAAGACTAGAGTAAGAAACTTTTGCAAATGGATCATCATTGGTTGTAGATGAATCAAATCCAAAATATGTTAAATCATCAATCTCTTCCTCAACAACTTGATCAATCATATGTGTTGTTTTATTTTCCATTTTTCCTCAATCCGTCAAAAGCATCTTCCAATGGGTCTGGAATCAGACCGTCATGAAATCTTGCAATTTGATCTTCTCTTTCGGAGCCAGAAACTTTTCTAGCACCATGTACCCATGCCAACTCGCCCTCTTCACTGCCAGTCCAGTATTTTGCAGCAGCCTCAACTCTTGATTCAATATCCTTGTCACCAATAAAACCTTCTGCAGACAAAAATCCATCACCGTCAGACAAAGGTTGCCCATCAGGTAATATCCAAATGCAAACTCCAAATGTTCTATCTGGAACCCAGATGCGCTTGTTCTTTACAATATCGGACATATGTTTCAGTATACACCAGTTTTAATGAAATAGAGATTATTGTTGTACACAAATTGTTCAATAGTTACTTAATAGGGCATGCACCTGTCGCACAATCATCCAAATCAATATCCAAGTTGGCAGCATTTTGATGAATTGGGGTTGAAAAGTCTAATTTAGAGAATACCTTATCGTATTCATCTTTAGTAATCTCCTCATACGGAGGCAACGGGAAGTTATGATCAACATGCAGCAAGAAAGATACCGACTTAACAGATGAATCATAATTCTTAGACAACCACTCTTTTACTGCTGGCAGTTCTTCTTTACGATAATAGACTGTTACGGAAACTGCATTGTCAGCCCAGATTGTTTGCATTTTCTTAACCCATTCTAATTGCTCAAGAGCAGTCATGTTTGCAACCAGAATTGAATTGTCTGGTGACTTGCACGGGAACTCCACAACATACCTTGTGTGATCCTCTCTGCCATCCAATCCCATATCCCATGTAACTTTATAACCACGCTTACGGCATGCATCTACTAGTGGATCAACAGAACTAAATCTAACCCTGCGGATATAGTACGGGGCAAAAGCTGGGTGGATTCCAGGAGTTACGCCTGGAAGCAATGAAAGTGTTCCTGATGGTTGAACTGTTGTTAAACGAACAGAATGATTCCAGCCTCGCTCTTTACTGTAAAACGCATCAAAATCTTTTAAGAAATCATAAGCTTGAGATAACCAGCTAATCTGTTTCTCATCACACTGAAGAATTCCAGTAATTGATTGACCAAGGCGAGTATTCTTTCTAACAATGTTTGTTGTTTTCTCATACGGATATGATAGCTGAGTAATTTGTTTTTGAATTAAATAAAGAAGTTTTGATATTTCTAACAATTGTCCAAGACTTTCAACATTTGGTAAAAAGATAGTAGCAAGGTTGCATGACTCACCATCAGCAAGAGCAATCTCTGCGCATGGGTTAAATCCTTCAATAGATGAATCTAGGGACTTTTCACCCAATCTTCCGTATGTTCTTGCAAGTTTGCGGTTGACAAGACCATAGGGTTCGCCTGTTCCGTCATACCCCTTCCAGAGTTCTGGTAAAATTTCATCATAGGCATCTGCGTAAATACTATTATTGCTGTTTGCCCTCCACGCTGGAACATTGCCTGACCCCCAATTTTTTGCTTTAAGGAAAAGAACATCATCAGGATCACCAATAGCAATTTGCGCAGAACGGCGTGATGAGCCAGAAACAACAATACGCCCAATGATATTGCAAATATCTAGCACATCAATTGAACGGAGTTTTTTACCAACACGGTTATCTAAAACTTTACAAATGTCTGCAACCCCGTCAACTAGCGCTCCAGAACCAGAAGCTGTTCCACCAAAAGTCTTGAGTGGTGTACCGAATTCACGAATTAGAATAGTTGAGTATGTAAAAGATTTGCCATTTTTGAAATATGATTCAAGTACTTTATGAAGTAGTTCTCTCCAACCTTGCCTTGAGTCTGGAACAATGAAGTCTGCATCATTTGTGCGCTCGGCTGTAATTGAAGCAACAGCTTTAACTTTAGGCAATTCATGGATCTTTGATCTCTCTACCGAGAATCCAACTCCACCACCCAGCATGAGATAATCAAACAACATTTCAAAATCTTCAATCTTCTCAATATTTGTATAAAAACAATTATTCAATGAAGTGCCCGAAAACTGTTTTACAAGAGGCGTACCGAGTTGCCAAAGGGCTCTGCCAGACACTGCGCACCGTAGGTTAAACATATGATCAAACAAATGTTCTGCGTCTTCGGTAGAGAATGGAACTCCAATATCAGCAGCACCTTCTATAATTCTTTGAATGGTTTGAACCCATGATTCTGTTTGGTCTGTCCCTTCAATTTTGCGGCTATATGTCCTAAGGAAAACAACTTCTCCAAGACCGCCAAAGCCCCAAGGTGGGGTTTTAGATCCATAGCTAGCAATAAATTCAGGTGACAATAAGGACATTCAATACCTCCAATAGATAAGAGTATCCAGTTTAGACTACGGGCTAACCTGAGTCAAAAATTGATACTAAGGACTACAACAAAGAATTTTCGTAAAATTCTAATCGTGTCAAAATCTTATCAGCGACTGAAGCCCAAGACCACTCACTATGCAAAATTTTTGCAGATTTTAAAGCGTATTTTTTGAAATCATCATACTCGTTAACAACATTCTCCATTAAATCCAAAAGCTGTTGGTAATCAGGACTTGCCCATTCACCAGTGTCACAATCATACAAATGATCCTGCCAGTCGGCTTTGATAAAAGATGCTTCAAGTGGAATACCATATTTTGCAAAATCTGCACAGCCAGTAAGGTTTGTAACAATTGTTGGCAAACCTGTTGCGATTGCTTCAAATGGAATCATTCCAAAACCTTCACCCATTGTTGGATAAATCATACAGTGACATTTGTGATACAAAGCAACAAGGTCATCTGTACCGAAGTTCTCTGGTATGGCAATAATCTGAGGGTGATAGGTTGCTGGTACAAGTTTAGAATCTAGATATACTTCTGCTAGACAGAACTTGTTATATTTTAGTACCAACCTAAAGTCATCATTCCCATCATACAAATCAAGAAAAGCATCAACAGCCATCTGTGCATTTTTTCTTTTTGAATCTCCACCAACATGTAGGAAATTAAACCGACCAGTTAGTTCTCTCTCTAGAACAGCAAAATTTTCTGATATGCCGTGAGGTATGGTAAATACATTAGCGTTAACATTATTTTTAATGTAGACATCTTTAATGAAATCTGAGGTAGCCCAGACTTCATCACATTTACGCATATTGTCCAACCAGTGCGGTGGAATNTTTGTAGACTCCCAAGGCGTATACCCAACATTATACTTAGACTTCATTTGATAATAAGTCGGGGGGCAGAANCTAACATGAAAGGGAATGTCTTCACGAGTGTAAAACACTGCGCACTCTTTAGCCTGGAGAGCTTTGATAGTTGCAATGGCTGCATTATAGTATCCTTGGCTGTACCAAGTTTCGCCAGATGCATCTTGATGATTAAGACTAAACCAACTAATTTTTTTCATTAAAAAGGTTACTCTTTCTCATTTTCCATTACGGTTGTATCGGAAGACATAGAGAGACAGTTTACACCTTTTTTAATAAGATCATGAGCGGTTTCTTCAGATATTTCTATACTGATCGGCATGTTGGTAAAAACACACCTTGTCGCTGCTAGATAGAAGTCATCAAACTTCATTACGCTAATATGATCGGGGTCAATGATTGCAGCTGGTCCGTAGTCGTCAGACTCAACAATTGCAATTATTTTCATGTATCCACCATATCACTTTTCTTCTTATCTGAAAACTGTATGCTAAGTATACTAGGTATATAGTTATATATAGTTTATAAGTATATGTAGTATGCTTAGTATGCTAGTACGCCTTGCATGCGTAAGCATACCATCTTTTATAAAAAAATGTGTATGGAAGTAAAAAAAAATATAAATTTCTGATATGCTCTGCATATGACAAATTTCTTTTTCTGGGGTGTTTGGACAATTGTAGCATCATTTGGTTTTAGGTATTCGTTTAATGA